CGGAGCCGATGGTGACTGCCAGGTAGGAGCACGTGGCCTGGTTCCGCAGTCCGTCGGTGAACAGGTTCAGCACCGCTTGTCCAACGCCGGTGCGGTCGACGATCAGCGTCGCGCCGATGAGCGGGCTTGTCCGCAGCATCTGGCGAACCGTGGCGATGATTTCCGGGTAGGGTGTGCCGGGTGGAAAGCGCTGCAGATGTCGCAGGGATTGCACGGGTCGGCGTAGATCGTGGACAGCGCCCGGCCGGACGACCAGACGTTCGACGACGGCTAGGGCCGTGGGCTCGCTGGCCTGACCGAGATCCAGTCCGAGGAAGTAGCATTCCGCCATACTGTGGTCCCATCATGAAATCGTCGGCTCACCTGCGTTCGGGAAACAAGGGTCCCGTGATGAACAAGTCGTCTGGCATGTCGTAAAGGATGCTGCGGGACTTCGGATCCTCGGTCACTTCGAATGCTCCGTAGCAGCGCCGCTCGGCAAACCAGCCGGCTAGTGCGACGGCCAGCACCAGGTCGTCGTGCTGGCCCTCCCGCCAAGCACCGAAGGTCTCATTGGCGGCCGCAGTGATCTTCACCCGGAAGTTCGACAGCTCTCGAACGAGGAGCTTGGCGTCGGGAAGCGACTTAGCGATCTGCAACCGGCGGTCTTGAAAGAGGAGCTGCAGGCAGGTGACCAATTCCTTCTTCGGCACATTCATCGAACCATCTTCGGGGGTGTTGATCGTTTGGCCGGCCGTGATGGTGATCGGAACAACGTGACATCCGGCAGATTGGCGCAACATGTCCACTACGGCGCGCCCGACGCCGGTCTGATCGACCACCAGACTGACATTGCCCGCCAAAGGTCGCGACTGCACGAGCTGGCTCACCGCGGGCACGATGGTTGTGTAGGGTGTACCGAGCGTGAATCGTTGCAGATGACGCAGGTTGTAGATCGGATTCGGCGGCGGCTTTGGTCGCTCGAGAACGGCCAGCGCGGTGAAGTCGGTGGCTTGGCCGAGATCTAGTCCGACCAGGTAATAGCTCTGCATCGTCTCGCTCCTAAAACAGCGGCTTCACGTCATCGCTCAGTGCGGCCTGGATATCGGCGTAGGCGAACACCGCGTCGACCACGTCTTCGAACGAACAGAGGTATTCCTGTCGGAACCAGCGATCCCCGAGGGCGCGAAGCTCTTCGGCCAGGAACTCCGAAGATATACGCGTGCACTCCGGGGCTGTGATGCGGACCCGCTCCCAATCGCCGCTCCCGAACCACTCATCGTGGAACCAACCGCGCTTACCGAACGGCGTCGACAGGCCCACAAAGCGCCCACCACTTACGGCGAGCATCGGTCGCACCGCGTAATAGAGCGAGTACATCACGCGTGCCGCCTCGTCGATGACCAGCAGGGCCACGTCGCTGAAGCATCGGACTGTGGCTTCCTTGCCGGGCAGGGAAAGCACCCGTGACCCATTCGAGAACTCGACCCTCAGGGCGCTTTCGGCCACGACGCCGAGTGGCCGACCTAAGGCGTTGAACAGATCCATCACCTTGCGGAAAAGCTCGCCGGATTGCCGGGTCGTTGGACTGAGGAGCAAGACCGGCGAGCGGGGTCGCACCAAGGCGGTGTGGAGGGACAAAGCTGCGGCCACGGATGACTTTCCGGCCTGGCGACTGGCGAGCAGAAGCAATCGGTTCGCAGTCGACTGCAGCACACCGGCCTGCCAGGGATCGGGCGCCATGCCGGCGCGAGTCAACAGTCGGAGTGGTTCGGCGCGAAGTTCGTCCACCGCACCGGTGTCTTCCCGCTGAAGGAGTGCCAGTGCTTCGAGCCGGTCAAGCTTCCGTAGCAATTGCCGTGCACTCATCGCCAGCGATCTCCTGCTATTTCTGAGCTGTGGCAGGCGGTGCCTTCGGGCCCGTGTCTCGACGACCGTTATGTCCTTTGTCCTGAGCCTCGAGCCGCTGTTCCAGTTCGTTCATGCGCTGTTGTACGTCGGCGTTCTCCCTCGCCTTCATGCTCAGTTCGACGACGGCCTTCGACGCGCCGAGCCGCACGGACGGCGGGTTGCCTGCCTTCATGAGTTCGACCATCGTGCGGGCGCCCTCCGTGCTGGCCGCTGTCAGCTGGTCGGCGATCCGCACCGCCATGTCGGATCGCATTTGCTTGAGGCGTGCGGCAAACCTGTGGTCGCGAAGGCGGCGCCGGATCGTGCTCTCACTAATCTTGAGGGTGCGTGCCGCAGTCTCAACGCTGGCACCGCAAGCTAAAGCGAGCAGAAGTTGATGATCGAGTTGTTCCCTAGCCTCTTTGGCCATGGCTGTCTCCTAACCTAAAAGGCGGTTTTTTTCTGACCGCCGTTGATTGCCGTTGACACCCTTTCGGGGGTTTTCGGCTTACCCGGCCGCCAGGCGCTTTGCCTTCTTGCCGGTGAACTGCTCCCACCTCTGCACGATCACGTCGACGTACAAAGCATCGAGTTCCATCAAATACGCGCGCCTACCGATCTGCTCGGCTGCGATCAACGTGCTGCCGGACCCACCGAACAGATCGAGTACGTTTTCGCCCGGGCGGGATGAGTACTCGATGGCCCGGACCGACAATTCGACCGGTTTCTCGGTCAGGTGAACCATGTTCTGTGGATTCACTTTTTTGACGGACCAGAGATCGGTAGCGTTCGCCGGTCCGAAGAACTGATGGGCGGCGCCCTCACGCCAGCCGTAAAAACACCATTCGTGGGCGCCCATGAAGTCCTTGCGGGTCAAAACAGGATGCTGCTTATCCCAAATTATGGCTTGGGAAAAATAGAGCTCATTCGCCTTCAAGACCGGCGGGTAATTGGCGCAATTGGCGTAGCCGCCCCAAATATAAAAGGCTCGTCCCGGCAGCAGCACGCGCGCTAGGTTGCCGAACCAAGCGACGAGTAAGCGCTCGAATTCGTCATCCGAGACGAAGTCGTTGGCCAGCGGCCTGTCCTTCGCGCGGAGCTTTCGGGTAGTTGGTTGGCTTTTCGCCGGATGACGATCCAGATCGAGTTTCTGATGGTGGGTTGTGCCGGAGAAGGAGCTCAACCCGGCGGCGATCGCGTTGTTCGAGCGCGGTTCGACGCGGACATTGTACGGCGGATCCGTCGTCGCCAGATGAATCGCAGCGCCATCGAGGAGGTGATCGACGTCCTCAGGCTTACTTGAATCTCCGCACAGGACTCGGTGGTCGCCAAGGATCCACATGTCGCCTGCTTGCGTGATGGCTTCGTCCGGTGGCTCGGGAACCGCATCCGGGTCGGTCATGCCTTCGGTCTGGGACGCCATCAACCGCAACAGCTCATCTTCGGGGAACCCCGTGAGACTTAGATCGAAGCCAGCCTCCTGCAAAGCAAGTAACTCGAGCGGTAGTTTGTCCTCGTCCCAGGTGGCAATTGTCGCCGTTTGATTATCGGCGAGTCGGTACGCTCGCGCTTGTTCGGGGGACAGCCCGACCGCTGTGTGGCAGGGCACCTCTTCCAGACCGAGCTTCTGAGCCGCTCGGTACCTTGTGTGGCCGACGATGATCACGTCCTGCTCATCGAGCACCAATGGCTGTCGGAAGCCGAATTCTTTGATCGACGCCGCAACAGCATCGATCGCGTCGTCATTGTGCCGCGGGTTGCCCTCGTAGGGTTTGATGTCCGCCAGCTTTCGCATTTCGACCTTCATGGTGCATCTCCTGAGATCCGGTGTTAGCCAATCGGTCCTAGCAAAACGCAGTGAACAAATGCAAATCGGCGTCATTTCGGCGCCCGTCCCGACTCCTTGGAAAAGCTGAAAAAAGCCTGAAATTCATCGCGGAAATAGCTTGAGGTGCTTCCCGAAGCTGAGGTAACTGTCCTGTGGTCGCGGGGCGAAGCGATGGTCGCAACGCCCGCGAAATAGCTAGAAAACAGGGGGAAAGCGCCATGTCCGAGACTAAGAACGACTTCAGCGCCATCCGTATCGGGACCCGCATCCGCCATACCACCGATGGTGCCGTTGGCCGGATCGTGTGGGCCAACGCGACGACCGTGAAGGTGCAGTGGGACGACGGCGAAAAGGTGAATTGGAAGCGCGCCGAGCTGGCCGAGAAGGGGTTGGAGATCCTGGACGACGAGCAGGCCGTGGAAGGGCAGGGGAGCGAGCCGCTCGCGGTCGAGACCACGGTGGCGACGGCAACCGAGGCACTGGAATCGCCCGTGATCCCGGATTCGACCGAGCCGACTGTTGTCGGAGAAACGCCCGCCGTCGACCAGCCGGAACCCGCGCTTGCAGCAACCGAGGCGGCCACGACTGAGCAGATCGCGCCGCCAGCCAGGAAACGCCAACCACGCACGGCCTCGGCGGACGGCACCAAGAAGGCCAGCGCGATCGACGCGGCTGCAAAGGTTTTGGCCGAAGAGGGCAAGCCCCTCAGTTGCAAGGAACTGATCGGCGCCATGGCGGCCAAGGGATACTGGACATCGCCGGGCGGTAAAACGCCCGCAGCAACGCTTTACTCGGCCATCCTTCGAGAGATCGACACGAAGGGCGATGCCGCGCGGTTCCTCAAAACCGGTCGCGGCACCTTCGCCCTTCGTCCGCAGCCGTGAGATTCCCGACACTTCCAACCAACCAAGGAGACATCCATGTCGGGATTCGGCAAACCTACGTCGCTCAAGGCTGCATTGAAAATGGCTTTGTACGGCGCTGCGGGCTCGGGAAAAACTTTGACCGCGCTTTTGCTTGGCGAGGGACTTGCACGCCAGGCCGGACGCCGAGTCGCTGTCCTGGACACGGAGCAGGGGACGGCGTTCTATTCGCAGGCCGTCCCGCGGCGAGCTATTCATCCTGAAGAATTCGACTTCGACGTTCTGCACACCAAATCGGTGACCGAGGCGCTGTCGGCACTGCACAAGCTCGACTCCGCGATCTACGGGGTCGTGATTATCGACTCGATCTCGCACCTGTGGGACGCGTGCCGGAACGCGTATTCCGGAAAGCTGACACGCCAAGGCGGAATTCCGCTTCACGCTTGGGCAGCGATTAAACGTCCGTATCGCGATTTGATGAACGTCCTCTTGTCGCTGCCGGTCCACGTGATTCTCTGCGGTCGGCAGGGAATCGATTATGGCGAAGACGAGGGGACCGGCGAACTGAAGGCGCTGGGCTACCGGCTCCGGGCCGAAGGTGAGACCGGGTACGAACCCGACGTCCTCGTTCGCCTCGAGTCCCACAAAGCGAACCGGAAGGCTGCCGCCGCGATCCTGGCCCATATCGAGAAGGACCGCACCGGCATCCTCGCCGGATCCACCATCGAATGGCCGACGTTCGACAAGCTGGCCAAGCCGCTGCTCGGTCTGTTGGGCACCAAGCAGGCTCCCGTGCCGTCGGACGACGAAGTCGCCATGAGAGACGCCGAAGCGCTCGAACGCCAGGAAGAAGAACGCTCGCACCGGTCTGCCGAACTGGCAGCCGACTACGCGGCACGGATCGCCGCGGCGAACACACCTGAGGACCTGCGCCACGTCGGACAGCAGTTGACGCCGGGGGTGAAGGCCCGGTTCGTACCGCAGGATCTCGAACGGGTGCGAGATCTGTACGGAAAACGTCAGGCCGGGCTGAAGGCACCGCCGCGGGCGCCGACCAACTCCACTTCGTAGTCCTGGCTCGGCAACGCCACCTTTTCGCCCCTGGCCCCGCGATCGGGGCCTCTTCTCGTTCGTCGGGCCCTCCGGCCGATCCGGGCAGAAGAACGCGCCACGGGTCAACGTCGGCGATCCGGTGGCCAAGCGCGGCGCGGCCCGACGCCAACCTTTTGACTTCTTGCACCCGGCCTCGCGCGTAGGCGTGTACGCACGCGCGGGCAAGCGGGGGTGCAAAAAGTTAAAAAGAGAGAGAAGAATATATATCTCGTTATTGATCTTCATCTTCCGTCCCCAAACTTCTTGCGCACTTCTTGACTTTTTGCGCGCGGTTCCCGGCTTCCAAGCTGCCGTTGCCGACCTTTTCGCCAAGCCCTGGATGTCAAGAAGTTGGAAGCAACCGATACATCTTGCTCGGGCGCCCGCCGGTGCGGGTCTCGAGGTATTCGATGAGTCGCTGGTTGAGGAGCGTCGTTCGAATGTCTTCATGGTCACGTTCGCTCCACGGATGTTTGCGATTGATCTGCCAAAACGGCATCCAGGCGTCGCCGTGCTTTTCCTGCCAGGTGCGCAGGGTGACGACGAGCTTCTTGCAACGAGCTTCAAACTCGTCCTCGGCCACGTACTCGGCGGCCATAAACAGCATGCGACGGGTCTGGTGTTCGACGAAGGCACAGGCCCAGCGCGCAGCGTCAGCGTCGATGCGCATATCAAGTCGATTGGCGCTGCAGGCGTAGATCAGGGCTAACCGGCGTGCCTTCTCGTTGGCCCGCGCCCAGATGGCCATGCCGACAGGGTCGCCCTTGTCTTCGGATTGCGAATACTGATCGTCGGCGCGTTGCCGAAAGGCCCGAAGTAATTCAAAAGCTTCGCTGGTTGGTTCGACAAACTTCGGCACCGGGTGCCAATCGGCCAGATTGCCGCGCTTCTGGCCGGGAACGAAATCGACCCACCATCGTGCCGCCTCGATCACGGATGCCGGTGGGTCGCGGACGACCACGTCCTGACCGCGACCTCGCTTGCCCGTCTCGAGGATGAACATCCGGGCAAAGAAACCGTTGGTCAGCATCTTCAGCGACAACGCTTCGTAGTAGTACTTCGGAATAGCTGTCCCGAAAATGCACAGACACGGTTGATCGATGAGTCCGGCCTCCTTGCCGGCTTTTACGCGCATGGGATACAGGGAGCCCGCGCTGGTGTACATCTTCAGCAGGACATTCATAATTCCTTCGTGGCGTGCGTCCTTGCCGAGGTTGATCTTGGCCATCAACCCATCGATTTCGTCGGTCTGGAAGAGCACCGAGGGCTGTGTGAACAGTCGGTCTTCGATTCCTTCGCCGCTAGCGAACGTGTCGCCGAGACTTCCGGGCGCGCCGGCTTCCAACAAGATCTTCTGGTTCACCTTCCGCGGGTAGTCTTTGCCGGCGCCGGAATTCGCCAGGCCGAGGACGTAGAGATTGGTTCGGTTATCCGCGACATCGCGGACCTTGCGGCCGGCCAGCAAAGCTTGGAGCGACAGCGCGCCGCAGAACGCCAACGTCCGCTCCGGATACGGCGCGGTCTGGAGCGTGTAGGTCATGACCTCGTCGATAAAGCCCGGAACACGCAGCAGGTTTTCGGGAATTGCGCCGGGATCGGAAGCGTCAGGCGCCTCTGCCTCGGGCCGATCAGCGTACATCTGATCCCAATGATTCTCAGTGAGCGCCACCGCGATCTGATCGGGTTCGTAGCGGGCAACGCTTGCCGCAATGCGTTCGACTTCGCGCGGTGCCAGTGGCGGCAAGCAGCGGTCCGTGTTCACCTGCAGGAGTGCAGCCGCGATCTCAGACTGCGACATACCCACGCGCCGCATCGTGCCCGCTAGTTTGGCCAGGGTGGCGTTGCGTTGGCCGAACGGGATCTCGTTCGCCTCGGCGGCATTCTCCCCAACCCGGGCGAAGACTGGCGTATCCGTGGCCAACCGATCGAGATCGGCGACGAGCCAGGTCGGTGGCTCGGGAAGCCTATCCGGAGGATCGTCCAGCTCTAGGCCGGGCGCCCAGCAGTATGATTTTCCTTCAACTTCGGATGGCGGCGCGACGACATAGCCGCCATCCGCGCGCGTATCCACATGCGGAGCGAGTCGGCCCGTCGTGCAGCGCCAGTATTTACTCGAGGGCTGACGGAACAACCGGTGGCTTCCACCATGTGGGGTCAACGCCATCGGCGCAACCGCTAAATCAAGCGACCGTTCCGGATCGCCGCCCGGCCAGGGATTGTCCGGGCCGTCAACGTCGATGACGATCAGTCCTTCCGTCGCAATGCCGATGTTGGCAGCTGTGCATTGGCGCCACCAGCGTTCGATCTGACCGGCATCTGTGGTCGCCTTCTGAAAGCCGTTGTCCGTAATCGGGATCTTGTCGCCCGGGGCGCAGGGGAATACCCGGTAGCCCATGTCGGCGTACCGTAATGCTGCATTCAGAAGCGCGCCATCCGGACGGGCCATTTACCGTGATCCTCAAAAGGGAACACCGTCCAAGTCACAATCAATCGGGTCACCGGCCGGGATCGTTTCTGGCATCGGCCCGAGTTCGTAGGCGCTAATGCGTTCGAAGTCATCGCCCGAGATGGTGCGGACGGTTATCGCCGTGGTGTGTGCGACGCCACCGTTGTTGGCGATCATCACCGCGTCCTTTGCCGTCGCCGGTATCGGGTCTGGAGACCGGCGCCTCCACCAAGCGGCGGCCTTCTGCCTGGCATACCCCTCATGCTCGAAGCAGATCCATTCGGATTTGAAGGAGTTGTACTCGACCTTGTAATCGACTCGCATCGACCTGGGAGCGTCTTCGTCGGCCCCGTGCTTGCGATGGACGTGGTAGAACACGTCAAGCACCGGGTACTTCTTCGTGACGATCTGCGCCGCCAGGATGCTGGCGTCGCTCGCTTTGACCGCGTGCTTGGCCCGATCCGGGGGCGGGAACGCGTATCCGCACTCAGGGCATTTCGCATATCCTGCAGCGATCACGACGTGACAAGCCGGGCATTCCTTCACTACCGCCTGACCGTCGCCGGCATTTCGTTTCTGAACGCGGATCTGATCAACCGGACCATGGCGCATCACGTTGCCGCCGAAGTCCAGGATCAAGCAATTGGTCTTCGACGGGTGGAGTCGGAATCCGCGACCAACCATCTGGTAATAGAGTCCCGCCGAAAGCGTCGGTCGAAGCAGTGCGACGCAGTCGATATGCGGAGCATCGAATCCCGTCGTGAGCACGTTGACGTTGCACAGGTACTTGAGGCCACCAGACTTGAAAAGCGCCAGAGTGGCATCACGCTCTTTCGCTGGCGTGTCGCCCGTAACGAACCCGCAATGAATACCGTGTTGCTCGATGAACACTCGGACGATGTGTTCGCCGTGCCTGACGCCGCTGGCGAAGATCAGCACCGCATTGCGATTGCCCGTTTGTTCGACGATTTCCGTGCAGGCGGCCTCGACCAGCGCGTCGTCGTCCATCAGGTCTTCGATCTCGCTCGGGACGAACTCACCGGCTCGCACGTGCAGGGCGCCGGTCTCGACCTTTGCAGCGCCAAGCTTGGTCGTCAGACCACAGAGGAACCCGTCGCGAATCAGCTCACGGATTCCAACTTCGAAGCAGATGTGATTGAGATAACCTTCCGGCGTGCAGATCGGTCCGGTCTTTAGTCGGAACGGCGTTGCCGTGAAGCCGATGATGCGTACGTTCGGGTTGACGACTCGGGCTTCCGCCAGGAACTGCTGATACATGCCATCGCCATCCGGCGGGATCAGGTGGGCCTCGTCAATCAAAATCAGGTCGAACGCATCGAGCTCGCACGCTCGCCGGTAGACGGACTGGATCCCGGCAACGATCACTGGATGCGTCGTGTCCCGCCTACGAAGGCCGGCCGAGTACACGCCGAAGCGAACCTCGGGGCACATGGCGTTTAGCTTGTCGGCGGTCTGCTCGAGCAGTTCCTTCACGTGGGCGAGCACCAGGACTCGGCCGTTCCATAGGCCAACGGCGTCCTTGCTGATCGACGCGATCACCGGTGTCTTACCCCCCGCGGTCGGGATCACGACGCATGGGTTGTCGTCCCGTGTGCGCAAGTGACCGTATACCGATGATTTCGCTTCCTCCTGGTAAGGTCGCAGCGTCAGCATTACATGCACCGAATGCGAACTATGGTTTTGCCACCAGGGACCGGTGGATGCTTCTCGGCATTCAGGCGGACGATCTGACTGTCGTCGCCATAGGCGCCTCCGTGCTGGAGCGCATCGAGGAGGGCTTTTTGCGTGTTGTCGATATCGCGGCGGCGGTTGTCGGGCGGGTACACTTCGACATCGACGGCCAGCGATCCAGAGAGTTTCTCAAGGCGCAGGTCCGCGAGGATCCTGACCACCCGCTCGCGGAAGCGGCGGCCTTCGCGACTAATCAGGGTCTTGAGCCCTACCCGCCGCCAGTAATGGTTGATGGACGGCGGGTAGGGCAATTCGACCTCAAGCATTAGGAACGTCTCCAGGGTGGAGGGGAATTGGCCGACGGCGCGGCGGCTGCCGCTGGCGCCGGGACTTCCTTCTTGGCGTAGCCTTTGATTTCGTTCGTGAGATCGCCGGTGTCGGCGCGCTTTACACACTTCACGGAGATCACCAGCGGAAGATCGTGCAGATCTACAGAGTCTTTGGGAGCCAGCACGCCGACCGCCCGACAGATGGCGGAGAGTTCCGCCCGCGCGATCTGCACTGCCTGCGCATTCGGGTTGTCGAGGTTTAAGCGCGTCCACAGTTTACGGCCCGTATGCGGGCCTTCGATTACTTGGAACGTGAGCTGAAGGTAATGTCCGGTCCCGGCTTTGTTCGGCTTCATTTCCGAGTCGGTGATGACCGACAGGTACTTGCCGGCCGGCAGTGGCTCGAACTCGCTGGCGGGTTCGACAGCATTGGCGTCAAAGCCATTTAGATCAGCCATTTTGAGTGGTTCCTTGAGGTTGAGAACTTAGCAGGGCAGCAACGAATGAATACCACGCCAGTGGCAATTCCCCGGTGATTCCGAAACGGTTCTTGGCGACGCAGGAGGGGCCGCCCACGGTACGCAACACACGCTCGCCGCCGTCCTTGCCGATCGCGTGAGCAATCGTGCGCTTGCGGTTGAAGCCCGCGTCCTCGGTTTGCGTGCGGAACTTGCGGGTCGCGAAGAAAACGGCATCGCACCACTCGCAGACGAGCGCTGCGGCATGCTTGTGTAGTCGAGGCGAATACCGGTCGTATGGACTTGATTCAGGGTCCTCAAACTTCTCGACCTTGGCGTGGGCGATCAGCACGACAACCATGCTGTTTTGGCTGCGCAGCAGATTGAGGTGGTCGATGATCTCACGCCAGTAGGTGAGAGCATGAACGTAGCCCTTGGCGAATCCGCCATCCGCCTTCTCAATGCTCTTGACGCCGGATTCCTGACAGACACGATCCCAAATGAGGCGTTCCAGCCAGTCGAGGCTATCGATGACGACTGACTCGTAGTCGTGCTCTTGTGTGCGAAGCTCGATCAGCGTGCCCAGAACTTCTTCGTAGGAAGTGGCCAACGGGAATCTGTCACACTCAATTTCATCGAGTCCGTCTTCGGTCGCGATGAAGACTGGCTTCGGGGCGCCGGCAGCGAACGTCGACTTGCCAATCCCTTCGGTTCCGTAGACCAGAACCCTCGGTGGCTTGGAAGCCCGGCCGTGCTGTATTCCCGACAATCTGCTCATGCGGGCACAGTCCTTTCTTGCCTGGGGGATTGCGGAAATGAGTCGATTTGGCTGACTTGGAATGCGTCTTCGCCGAACTCTCGGAAAAGCAGCGCGGTGAAGATGTGCACGACCATTTTGGCCACCCGGTTGCCATCAGTGACGTAGATCGAACGGTTATCCGGGTCGGCGAGGTACTTTGCATCCAGGCAAACACGGACACGACCGGCAAGCCCTTCCACGGCGAACATTGCCAAGTGCAGAGTCATCTCGGCTTCTTCGAGCGGGACATCCGGCTCGAACACGAACTGGGTTGCACCCTTCATTGCCTCGCTCCGGATGCCTGCTAAGGGGTAGTCGCCGCGATTGATACTTATGCCGCAGCGGGCCAGTGCTGTCCGGCGATCCGTCTGTTTTGAATCCGGCTTAGTCGAGGATCTGGCGAACAGCGGGAGTGGCTTTAGGGAGTTGGCAGCCGGAGATCTCACGGCCTAACGCGATGTAGGTGATTGTTCCCGCGACCTAGCGGCGGACGGAGTCGTTCGAATCTGCTCAGCGACGCTCGCTTCATTTCGTGGCCGCCGGTCTTGGGGCTTGACGCCGCCGAGAATTCTGTTATAGTTTTGTTATGGGTGAGCCGATAGAAGCTCCTGTGACTGACAGCCCGGTTGGTCGGCGAGTGCGGATTTGTCGCCCCGCATTCCAGGACGTTCGCCACATCGTGATGCCGCGACTGTCAGCAAGGGCTCAATTTCGGCGCCAAGCGCTAAAGCTTGCTTTTTGGTGTCCCGCCTCGGCGCGCGCCGCAGACCTCGACTGTCGCCCGATTCCAAATGAGAGGATGTTCGAGGCTCTTGTGACCGATGGTTTCGGCCTGGCGGACGGATTTCGGGTCATCTTTTGTGAAGAACCCCAAGGAGAACCCGAGGGTAAGATTTGTGTCCTGTCCGTCATGCGGGCTGACGAGGCGTTCTCGCCTGCTACTCTTGAGATTCTTCGCGCTAGGGAAGTCGTCGCCAGAGAACGGTTAAACGATCTGTCGCAGTCGGAGGAGTGGTAATCGAACGAGGGGAGTCCGACGGTGGCTAATACATTGCTTCGCGACAAATTATTGCACGACGACCAGCAAACCGTCGCGCGGTTGGACGCTCTTGCTTGCCTGTTTGAGTGGATGCGTTCATGGCCCCACGCGGAGCGAAGACGTTTTTTGGCCAGGCTCGCCGAATGCAGCGACGCCGTCCAGCAAGTAGTCATTAAACTGCTTGGTGTCATCAAAAGCCCAGATACGACGCCGGCGGAGCGGCATCGGGCGTTGATGACGATCGCCGACGCGCTCTTTATCAACCCGGATGAAACGGACGGTGGATACGGGCAGGATCTTGCCGTGTCTGAATCGTATGCCGCCGCTAAGGTTCCGCGTTTGGCCCGGGAAGTTGAGAAGATGAACACTCAAGAGGCGGCTTTTGCCCAGCGCCTCCGCGAGTTGATGCAGGCAAAACGGATTTCTCAGCAAGAGCTCGCTGACCGCGCTCAGTGTTCGCAGCCAGCGATTTCCCAGATGCTCAATCGCGCATGCCGGCCGCAAAAGAAAACGATTCTAAAACTGGCGGAGGCTCTGAACGTGCAAGCTTGTGACTTGTGGCCGGACATCGATGTGTCAGACGCGCTCGACGCCGTTGCCAGTTTCCAGCAACCCGGCTACGTCATGACTCCGGAAGAGGCCCAGGCGCTCGCTGATACGTCGACGCGAAATCCACCGAAGATTCGGGCGAAGTCCCTGCCAAGCCGCCCTCGAAAGCAAGGGTAGCGGATGGCCGACGAACCTCAACAGCTCTATGCGGTTGAATTCACCGAAGCCGACCAAGCTCGCTTGGCCGGCTTTTCGTGTGGAGAAGAGCTGTGGTCCAGGCACGTCACTGAGTGGATTCTCGGCTCGGACGTGC